TAACGCCGTTGTACGTACCCTTCACGCGGTCGAGGGCAGCGCGAACGGCTACGGCTAAGTCGATGCATTCCGTGTAGCTTTGCGAGTAAATATTAACCTCAACTTGCGCGGTATCGAGCTTCGACGGTTCGGGCTTCGTATCGGTCGGCTCGTTGTTGGCAATGGCGTAAACGATATAGGGCAAATCGGCATCCTGCTGCGCTATTTCCGGGTAAACGCGCGTACTTACTACGTCCGTTACGTCGGTCGCATTGGTCAAAAGGTAGTATATCGCTTTTCCTACAGTCATTTCATGTATCTTTTAAACTCGCTTCGGTACAAACTTACCTGCGCTTTTTTTACCGCTGGTTGCGCTAAGGTCAAACCGCGCTTGAATGCGCCCGTGTTTTTGGTCTTTAAGCGTGCCCCACGTCGGCCGGGTATCATTCCTTTCTCCATCTGCGAAGGCCGTGCGCCCATTTCTACGATGTGAGCGAACCAACCGTCTGCGCTTTCGCGAACTTTGCGTTTAAAGCGTTTGCTGCCGCCCGGATTGACTCGCGGCCCAGCTATGGCGGTATTGCTTCCCTTGCTAAACCAAACGCCAATAGACGCTTTCAATTGGCCGCTACGTACGATTGTTTTTGTCGTGCCGCCGCCTTTTTTTCTGCGCTTTATTATAATGTCCTCAGGGTAATTTGTAATCTCGGCTCGCTGAATAGGTACGTAAACGCGCGCCGCCTTACGATTTACCTTTTTCAGTTCTTTGTGCTGGATGCTTCCAAACCGCGCAGCGCGATCTAAACGCTTTTCGATTTTTCGCAATTGTCGTTGCATATCGTCCATTATTCACCTCGCAAGCTGGTTACAATTCTTAAGCCTTCCGCGCGCCCGATTTCCTGCACGCCTTCAATTTCATAAATATCGCCGTTGTAGCTTACGCGGTCGCTGGGCCGTACGCCGCTAACGTCGGACGAATAACGAATAATGAAATGCACCGGTTGCCGGCTGTAAAGTTGGTCGCTTTGTACAGCTTCGCGGCCGCTGCCTTCTTTGTACTGTATTTCCGCCCATACCGTCGCCAGCGTACCCCACGTTTCCGCGCGTTCGCCGTACGCATTTGCTGCCAACGTAGCGCGTTGCAACGTTATTCGCCTGTCCATTGTGCCAAACCTCATACAGCTAAAATATTGCGGTACGGTGAAACAAGGGAATGAATACCTAACGGCAACTCGTTTAGCTTGGTGCGCGTTACCTGCTGGCGGTTCTCGTACAGATGCCCAACGAGTAAACGGATCGCGTGCAAAACGGGTTCGGGTACGTCGGCTTCGGCGTACCCTACGTTCATATTGATTTGTACGGCGTGAAATGTATCGTCGTAAAGCTGTGGCACGTTGTCGAAGGTGATGCGCGCCGACTTCGTTTTAATGTCGTACCAATACTTCGCTGCGGGCAGCGTCTGCGTGTCGCCATTCGCGTCGGTGTACGTGACTGAAGAAATCGAGTTCACCGGCCCGACTGGGAACCGCGCGTTATAAAAAAAGTCGAGGTAGCCCACGGCCGTAACGTCGCCCAGCCGCGTATTGCAATAGTCCTCGATCCACGAAATAGCGGCCGCGCGCAGGCTTGTTATTAGCGTGTCTTCGTCGCTGTGGTCAACGCGCAAATGTTCTTTGAGGTCGGCAACCGTTATCACGCTGTCGAGCGTCGGCGTACCTGTTATTTCAACGGTCATCATGTCGCTAAAATACGGACAAAAAAAAAGGGCGACCGAAGCCGCCCCTTTCTTAGAATTCACTTAAAATCAAGTCAATTGCGTAGCCTTCGCGAGTGCGCCGGGCTGGCGTACGTCGAAGTCGAAGAATCGGTTGACGTGCAATTTGATTTGTGCAGTGCCTGCCGCGCTGTATGGATCAACTAACAAGTCGATTCCTCCAAAGTAAGCGAGGATACCGCCCTGTGCGAAGTTACCGAACAACATTTGACCGGCTGCGGTTGAAGCATCAGCCAACAAACCATCCACCAAATAAGGAGTAGCAACCGCACGGAAACCGTTGAACTGTCCGTTTTCCCACAGTGGAGAAACAGAAGCTACTGCCGCTTCAGCCTTGGAAAGCTGGTAAGAAAGTGGAGACATGACGTAAACGCCGCCGGCCAAGTTGCCACCGTCTGCCAATACTTCGGCTTCCATTTTAAACGCCAAAGCAGCGTTCAAAGCAGTATCGCCTGATGTTGAGACGTTGATTGCAGTTGAAGCTAAAACCGTATCGAAACAAGCGTCGTCAACGTAAGCGTTCATAGCTGCGGCCAATTCGCCGGCAATCAATGAATCGACTTCTGCACCGCCCTGCAATACCAATTGCTTGCTGTAAGTGGTGTTAGCAGAAACGCGTTGTGGAGAGAGTGTCAACTCGTCCATCTCCATGCTTGAAGCTGCGTTCGCGTCAACTTCTCCTTCGCCAGTTCCTGCCGCCTTAACGCTTACGCGTGGGAACTGCAAGTTACCGGTAGCGTTACGGATAACGGTTGTGCCCAAACCTTCGATAACGGTTGGAGCGCGCAAAGCCTCAATTGCTGCCGGAACGGAAGTAGGAACAAAGCCCGAACCGTCGCCGCTGCCTGCTTGGAAGTCGTCAGCACCTCCAGCACGCAAAGCAATGGTAGGAATGGCAATCTGTCCGGCCATCTGCAAGCCCTGTGAACGTGCTTCCTTCTGTGCTTCCGCTGCCCATTCAGCTTCCGCGCCTTCCAAGTTGCGGCCGTTGGCTACTGCTGCAACCGCTCGGCTGATGCTAAACGAACCGTTCACGCGCTCAACTTCGCGCTGCTCGGCGTTAGATGCCGATCCGCTTTGCGCCATGCGTGCGACCATTTCCTGCTCGCGCTGCTTGTGCTTAATTTTTACATCCAAGTCGGCAACCATGTTGTCGAGCTTGTCGCATCGTTCCTGCTCGGCCTCAGTCAATGAACGGCCTTCGCTGTCGGCCTTCTGTCCGATACCTACGAACTCTTCGTAGTATGCGGAACGTTGGCCCTTTAAATCGTTAAGAGTCATATTTGATAAATTAAATTCTGATTTCTGCGTAAAGTTACGCGCTTCGGTTTTTATGGTTTCAGGTTCTGCGCGCTCTTCCGTCGCCGGTTCTGCTGCTACCTGTTCGTCGTTCAATTCCTCCGCTTCCTGCGCCGCCGCTGCCATGTTTCGCGCGTATACTGAGGTCGTAGCCGAAGCCGGATAAGTCACCGCGCTCGTGTCTAATAACCTGCCTACCTTGGTAATGGTTCGCGTGCTACGGTCTTCGCTCCATTCGTCGGCGTCAATCGTAAACGCAAACGAACTTTGGGTAATGTCGCCTCGCTTAATCAGCTTGTAAAGGTCGCGACCGTCTTGCGTGTCGGCCAAAGCCGCACGGTATCTCAAGCCCGTTTCGTCGACGGTAAGTTCTAACGTACCGTTCGTAGTTCGTGCCAATGGCGCGCCGGTATGGTTTAGCAAGAACCGAACGTCGTCGCCTAACACGTCATCGAATGCGCCGCGCGCTACTGACTCTTTGAAATACCCTAAATCGTATTCCACTTCGAAGTTGCTGGCGTAACCTTCCACGATTAACGAATCGTCGCCGGCGGCCCGCACTTCGGCGGTTCTTAATTCCACGTCTTCACCATACTGCGCACGCAGCTCGGCTTCGTGGTTGTTGTTCTTTTCTTCCATTTTATTTATTGTTTTGCGCGCCCAAGGGAGCATAGATTTACCGCCCCATGCGTCATACATCAAACCGCCGCACCCTTCGTCGTAAGGTACGTCGGCGTTTTGTGCGTGACGGCTTAAAAAGCTGTAAACGCGCTTTACTGTGTCCAAAGATAGCTTTTCCCGTTTGGCTATGCTGTTAGCCCTCGATTTACCTACCGGCGTGCCACAACTGCCCCAACCGTTTTCGTCTGCCCATTTCAACGCGCGTTTGGCGTTATTTACCGCGCTTTCGGGGTAATCATTGAACGCCATCCGTGCTAAGTTTATCCGAGTACGCGCCGAGCCTGTCAAGGGCAATTTGGTTTACCTGAACTACGTGCGTATCGCCGCCCTCGGTCGGGTTCATATCTTCCTTTTGCCGCACTTCGTTAATGTTCAAAACGCCGTTTTGCAGCATCTGCGTATAGAACGCCGCACGGCTTTGCATGTCGCCACGGTACAAATCGTTCAAATTGAACTTGCTGTACAGCTCCGGCCGCTCGCGTGCCTGCAATAACTTCCGATCAATTTCCTGTTCGATGCGCTTTGCCCACGGCGTAACGGTATGGCGTGCGAATTGCAAATTTTGTTGCTCGACGTTGTTGTACGTCGTCTGCGATTCCAGTTGCACTAAGGCAGGCGGCACGCTGAAAATGCGGCAAATCTCTTCGGCCTGAAACTTGCGCGTTTCTATGAATTGCGCTTCGTCGGGGCTAATGCTGATTCGCGAATACTTAAACCCGAACGGCAAAAGCTTCGTGCCGGCCTGCTGCTGCGCCTTGTTCCAGCTTTGTTGGATAATATCCATTTGTTCCTTTTTCAAAGGCTGGTCGCTGGATAGTATGCCGGTCATTTGCCCGCCGCTACCAAAGTATTCCGCGCCAAACTCCTCGGCGCTTTTCGCTAATCCGAGGTTTTCGCGGTGCAAACGGATCGGGCTTTTGCGTTGCAGGTTGCAAATTTCCAGCATGTTTTCAGGCTGCACCATTCCGACATTCTTAACCGAAAAAACGGGCTGGCCGTTAACAAACTTGCGGTCGACGTCGTAATAGTCCAAGCAAACAAGCTGCGTTGCGTAGCCGCGTGCGTCGCGTTCAATCAGCGCGTAGCCGCAACCATTCAACACGGCGTGGCTAATAATGGTTTCCCAAAATTCGAACGCCGTTTGATATTCGTTCGGCTTGTATTTGATTACATCGAACGCAGGATGCACGTTCGCAACGTCAATGTTGCGGCCGTTGCGTTCGTAAATATCGAGGTTCAAGCTGGCAAGCGTACTTGCGATTTTGTACGTGCAAGCGTAAACCGTGGAAATCGTAAGGGCCGTCGCTTCGTTTACGTTCGCGCCGCTAATCGTGTGGCCGTAAATCCCTAGCTCGTTGGGAATTGCTTGGCTGTCGTATTTGCCTACGCGGTAACGAAAAAGCGCGTTGAATCTGTCGCGAAGTGTTGCCATATGGTTCGCAATTTACGAAAGGGAAATTATGTCGAATATGGTGTCGGCTGCGCCGCTCGTTTTGTGGTGGCCGTATTCGTTCATGGCAATTATTGAAGCTATAACGCCGTCGACTTTTTTGCTTTCGTGCTTCTCTTTCGTCACGCGCTTGTTCTCGTTTACGTCGGTGTAAACCACGGCGCAACCCATTTGCCAGCGCAGCACCTCATTACCGCCGTGAACAATATTCCCTTTCATCATTTGCATTTCAAATTCCTTCGTTGGGCCGTTCATCGTCGTAATGTTCTGCGCCATTGGGTGCATTTCAATATCGTCTTGTATCAGCTCGCTAACGATGTAGGTGGAGAACCTCGGATCGTAGCCAATGCTGCGCACGTCGTATTTGCTGCACGCCTCGACTATGTGTTCTTTGACGTACCGAAAATCGGTTACGTTGCCCGGCGTTATTGTTATATGCCCATCCTTGGCGAATCGGTGGTAATCAATGCCCGCGCTTAGTTTCTTGGAATCGGCTTTGTCTTGGTTTACGAACTGGTGCACGATCAAGTAAAAGCAGTCGCATTCGTCGTCCCTGAATAGCAAAGCAAAGGCGGTTAAATCTTGCGTACTTGCTAAATCGAGGCCGCCAAAAGCCGGCAAGCTGGGCAGCTTTTCCCACGGTATAGGGTCAGCGCCGCGCATGAAAACGTCATCGGGAATCCAAGCTGTTTCGGCGCTCGTCCAAATATTCAGGTTCAGCCGTAGAAACGTGTTCAGGTACGACGGGACGTTCTGCGCTTTCTTGCTTTCTTGTTCAAAGTACGCTTTCGTGCAGATGCTGCCATATCCCGGATTGGCTTTCTTCCATGTTTCTTCGCTTGTCCAATCATCGCTTTCATCAGCGGCATAAAGTACCGGTAAAAAAGTTTCGTCGCGTAGAGTGCCCGCCGCCACTTGTTTAGCGTACTCATGCACTTCAAAACAAATCGAATTACGGTCATGGCCTGCTGTCGTTAGTGCGATAATCAAAGGCTGCGTACGTGCGCCCGTAGACGTGACGAGAACATCCCACAAATCGCGGTTGGGCTGCGTGTGCAACTCGTCAAATATAACGGCGTGGCAGTTAAACCCGTGTTTCGTGCTGGCTTCCGCGCTGATGCTTTTGTAGAAGCTGGATTTGTATTCGATTTGCGAACGCAACACCTTGGCGCGCTGGCTCAAGTGCTTGTTGTTGTGGATCATCTCCTGCGCAATCGA